GATCCCGCCGCCGCGCCGCGTTCTCCCAGGCGCCATGCCTGGACCATCTTGATGTCCATCTCCTTGTGCCCCTGCGCATCGAGCGTCCGCATCGAGTAATGGATCGTCCCGGCGATAAGCGAGCCGTCATAGATATGACGAGCCCATCCGCCGATGCCCGGTTCCGGCGCCCCCAGTGACCACCGGCTCATTTCGGCGCCTTGAGGCCCATGGCCTCGGCCAACATGCGCACGAACTTCTCCCCGGGGATCGTCACCTGGAGATGGTCCATCGCCGGCATGGTCGGCTTCGCCGTCCCATCCGCGCCGTCGTCGGATGCCGTCTTCAGGATTTTCATCAGTCGTACCTCTGCGGGAAGGCCCGCTTGTACATGTTCGCGATCGACGTGCGGACCGCGTTGGACTCCTTGCCGCTCACCGCGTTCGCGATGCCGGCCGTCACGCCGGCCATGATCTCGAGCTCGCGTCCCGCCTGCAACGTCGGAATCTCGCCGAGCAGCAGGAGGAACAGCTTGTGCGGGATCGTGCCGTCGTTCGTCTCTACCCAGCCGTTTCCCCACTTGTGGTATAGGCCGGGGTAGAACTCGTGGAACTTGGCGATAAGCCAGACGTCGGGGGGACGTCCGACAGGCCGTCCCGCTTGTCGTCGGGAAGTATCGGCAGTTGGTACGTCCCAAGGGTCGCCGGCATTTCCGCCCCCCTCGCTTTCGCTTGGGACCGCATAAAATCCCAGACGGCCCTCATGCGGCCGATCTCGGGGAGCTCCCAGACCCACTGCGTGACGCTCTTGCCGCGCCGATACCACGGGCGCGGGAAGGTCTCGTCGCAGATGAGCCGCATCGCGCCGTTCAGGCCGCGGCGCTCGTAGGTGCCGTCATCGCGACGGGCGAGGCGCAGCTTGACCTGGAGTCGTTCCCAGGAGTCGGTGCCGAGGATGATCCCGACGTGCTGCTTCCCGGTCGGGTCGATGAAGACGGGCGCCTCCAGCGAGGCGTAGTATGCGCGGGCGTCGAACGACATGCGTGCCCTTCCTTTCGGGGGTGGGTTACTTCGCCTTCCGCATGCGGCGCAGGGCCGCGGCGGCGTGCCTCAGCAGGATGTCTTCCTCAACCACGTCGGGCCGCGGCTTTACCAAGGCCGGCTTCGACGACTTTTCCTGGCCCTTCATGTCGGACGTGGTTGTCGACCTGCTTGTACGTGTGAACCGACGGGGACCGCTTGAGGGCTTCATAGGTGTTCCTCGGTTTTGCGCCGACCTGATTCAGGATGTAGTTGGGGTCCACGAAGCGGCCCGACCTGTAGTAGCGGTCGATCGCGCGCTGGGCCGCGACCTTCGGGTCTACGTCCACGTGGACGACGTTCACGCGATAGCCGGCGGCGTGCAGGGTGTCCGCCATGCCCTTCGCCTTGTCCGCATTCGCGCCGACCATGGGGATCATGATATTGTCGCCGTTCTCGATCGCGCGCCCGAGGACGCGGCCGGTGATCTCGGACGACTCCTCGTGCACGGCGTTCGCGCCGGCGCCGCCCTCGTACTCCGGAAGCATGGCCTTTGCGATGTCCGAATCGACGACGAGCGCGCCCTTCTCGGCCGCGATCGGCTCGCCGATCTCGCTCTTGCCGGACCCGGGGCCGCCGATGACCATCCAGGCCTCGCGGCCCTTGATCCCACCCTCGCCATACATCCGTTGCGCGACCTCGTTCCGCAGCGCCTCGCGCTCCTGGGTGTCGATCGTGTGGGTGGACGGAACGAGCGCGTTGTTGTAGCGGGCGAGCAGGACGTCGGGGGTGTCAAGCGGGGTCAGCTTCGGGCCTGTCGCCCGGACGTTGGGACCGAGCGCCTGGCGCGAGCCGGCGCGAAGGGAGGCGACGCTTTTACCGCCGCCCCCTCCGCCGCCCTCACCCCACCGTCCGCGGTCGTCCCGTGGTTGATCGGGGTTGTATCCCATTTGGTAAAGTCCTTCCCACAAAGGCGGACAACCGCTGACCGGTTCAAGCGAGCCAGCCCTGGAACGTCCTAGCTGAGCCGCGGGCTTGCCTCATGAAAGCAGTCCCCGCCGAAGCCGCCGCCCTGTGAGTCGGATGCCTAGTTGTAGTAGATCGCGTAGTCGTCGGACAGCACGTACGTCGACGGGAAGAAGCCGAACGTCAGCGTCCACGTCGCGTTCGGGCCCTCGAACGTGTCCTTCACGTCTTCGAGGATCGCCGTCGACGCCACGGTCGGAACGCCGGCCGTCATCGTCGAGCCCGAGAAGATGCCCCAGCGCTTGTACTGCACGGAGCCGACCTGCAACTTGACTGAAACCTGGTTGTTGTCCTCGGCCATGCGGTACGGGTCGAGCGTCGTCGCCGTGTGCCACGGGGTCGTGGCCGCGAGCGTGTCGCGGTCGATGACGACTTCGAGCGTCGGGTTCCGGTTGCCCGGGACGAGGCCGGCGTAGCCCGGCACGATCGCGCCCGTCGAGACGTTCACGCGGTGGTTCTTGAAGCTGCGCCCCGCCTTGAAGGCGAACGACTTCACGATGCCCGCCGTGTAGGTGCCGATGGTCAGGCCGATCGCGTCGCCCTTCTGCGGCAGGTTCGAGATCGCCGGGTAGTTCGAGAACACCGGGAGCGCGACGTCCGTCATCGCGTCCATGACGCCCGCATAGTCGAACATCCAGTTCGGGATGTCCGGCCCCGCCTGCGCGATCTCGACGTCGCCGTAGGCGCCGTAGAGGGTGTAGAGCTGCCCCGACAGGTACGCCGCCAGCGTCAGCGACGTGAGCACGTCCGTCGGGTACATCGACGGCGTGTAGACCCAGGACTCCTGGCCGCCGGTAAACGACCCGGTACCCTTGTGCCCGGCGCCGAGGATCATGGCGTCGAGGTGCGGCTTCACGCCGGCGGCGTAGGCTGCGCCTGCGCCGATGCCCTCAGCCTCGACCTTCATCTCGCCCCAGCGGCCGGAACTGGCCACCATGACGCGCTTGCCGCCCATCGGGTTGTTCCCGCGGGCGCCGTCGTTCAGGAAGTGATCGAAATCGGGGGCGGGCGGCTTGGTCAACAGCACGCCGTCCGACGTGGTCGGCGCGAGCTTCGTGCCGTAGGCGGCCTCGACCTTCGCGCCGAAGCCCCAAAGGTTGCCCGTCTTGGGCGAAGTCAGGGACATGGCTTACTCCTCGGTTTTGGGCGCCGCGTCGGCCAGCTCGGCCTCGATGCGCACCAGTTGTAGGTCGTAGAACGCCTGCTCGGCCTCGCGGCTCTGCGACACAACGTCCTGAGGTACGGGCACCACTTCGCCATTCGGCATGATCCATTGCACGCTCATGTGCGTCTCTCCTAGAAGGACGGGTTGTAGTCCCGCATCTTGCAGTTCACGAGCAGCACGCCGGCCACGTACGTCTCGCCGACGGCCTCCACGATCGGGTACAGCTCCATCGGGTCCTCAAATTGCTGGAGGAGCACGCCGTTCCGCTTGCGGTTCCCCTCGTTCGCGTTCTTCGACAGCTCCCGGAGCGACCGCTGCACGGCGCGGAGGACGTAGTCCCCGTTCGTCACCGCGCGGGCCAGGTCCGAGTCCGCCGACTGATACATGATCCCGACCTGCACGCCCGTCATCGTCCGCCTGATCTGCCCGTCCGGCGTCGGCTCGCCCTCGACTAATAGGCGCCCGCGCGAGAAGACGGTCAGGCCCGGCGTCGCCGGGGCGTCGACCAGGCGGTTCCCCGCCCACGCGTGCCGCGTCTCGTCGAACACCGCGAGGGCCGAGACCTGCGCCGTCGCCGGGTCCGTCCAGGCGCTGATCAGCGGGACCGCCGCATCCGCCGCGTCCTTGGGGACGAGGGGGATGTAGGTGTTCACGCCGAACGACGCGTTCAGCAGCCAGTCGGCGATGATCCGGACGGCCTCCAGCCTCATAGCCTTCCCTCCATGACGTACTCGACGGCGATGTCGCCCCAGCGCTCCACGTCCTCGTCCGGCCACTCGTCGGGCACGACCTGCCGCGCCGGCATGGTCCGCGTCCCGAGCTGGTGGTAGATCGCGAACTGCTCGCCCCGGTCGTTCGTGACCTCCGTGCCGAACTCGAACGTCGCCGGGCCGACCATCCGGGCCACCTGGCCCTCCGCCCCGCGTTCGATCAGGCTCCGTTCCAGGTCCCCGCGGTCCACCATGATGCGGGTCGAGCGCGCGTTGCGTGTCTTCCGGTTCAGCGTCGAATCGGCCAGCGGCTCCCACTTGTCCGTCCCCGCGACGCCGCCCGCGTTCGCGAAGATCGCCGCCTCGGTCGCCAGGAGGTCGTCCAGGACCGGGCCCATGAACACGGGCCTCAGGTTCCGGAGCCGCCCCTGCGCACGCTCAAGGTCGATCGTGACGTTCTCGACGACCCGGATGTCCTCGGGCATTGCTACAGCCCCATGCCGCCGAGGATGTCCGATCCCATCTGGCCGGCGATCTCGTGCGCGGCGTTCACGGCG